ATTTGGCGACAATGATGATTACGTGGATTCTACCACGCAAGCCTTGATGAAATATAGACAAGGATACCATGTCATGTTAAAAGATGATTTTGAAGATGAACCTGGTGTGAAAACCGAGGGGAGGGTTTATTATTAATGGTTGATAAAGATTATAGAATAAAAGGTTTTAGGCCAAACTGGCCTCCAAAGGATTGGTGGGATGAGTATAAGTATCCAGATAAAATCACTGATCCTGATTTTGTATTTTCTAGCCCCGAGCGTGAAGAACTTTTCCCTGATAATAGATACGTATCAGCATCCCCTGAAAAAAAGAAAAAACACCTTGCATCAATATCAGAAGATCTTTTAGAAGAAGGTTATGATTGGCGTGAAGTAGATGAAATTACGCGACTACAAGGTCGTATAAACGACGCTGAGAAGCTTGCAAAGAAAGCTGGTGTCATTGAGAAGACCGACGGAAGCTGGGATACCTCTCAAATAAAAACTGATGAACAACTAGAAGCATGGAATCAAGCTATTGACATTATGGATAATGTAAACGCTAAAACAGGTGCACCTGTTATAGTAAAAGATCAATTAATGGATAATTATCCATTATCAGAATTGCATACACCAAAAAATCCTTGGTATTCGACGGAATCAATCTCAGATCTTGGTGAAGCTTTGTGGGGAACTACAAAAGATGTAGGATCTGATCTTTGGAATATGACAAGGGAACTTGGTCATTATCCATTATATGGAATACCTTTTGCAAATTTGGATGTTGACAATATTATGGAAAATTATTGGCCAGAAATTACTGCATCCGATAAAATAGAAATTAGTCCAGAAGAAGCATATGGCAACTGGAAATTTTACGATAGATTTAAAGATAATATGGGAAAAAATAAAGTTCCAGGTTTGGATAGAGGAGAACCTTTTAGGTGGAAAGATGACCCTGCTATTGATGAAGACTCAATGTTTAGTTGGTTAAATCAATCAGAACCTGAATATGATATAGTGACAGGGGAGCCTATTGATGATGGAATGGGATGGGTAAGATCAAGTAGTGTCCCAGACACTAATCCTTGGAAAAAACTTATGGCTGAGCGTATCAGACCACTAGGAAGTATTATTCCTACAGGGGCAGCACTAGCTCTTACAAGAGGAAGAGGAATTATTCCGTTAGTTAATAGACTTCCAAACGCAATGCGAAAAACAATTGGACAAATATTACCATTTACATCAGGACAAGGAACTATGTGGCCTAAATATACAGGTGCGAATAAGTTCAAAGATCTAGGCTTCTTTAGCCCAAAAAAATGGGGAGATCACATGGCAAAGAGAAACTGGAATCCATTTACAAAACAGCCATCTACTTATAGGAATGTTGTATTATCTCTTCCTACTTTTGGCGCTGCTGATTTAATGGCTAATACACCAAATAATTTTGAACCTATAAGTATTTCAGATTCATGGGACCGTGAACCAGTAGTATTTGATAGTTACATGCAAGAGAAACTCGATAATTTTGAACCAAGAACCACGACCCCAGGACCTAGAAATAATTACCAAGGACTGTAATGGCTGTAGCTGGAATAGGTAAGGCATTATTAAATTTAGCATCTAAAACTGCTAAAAATTATATTAAAAATAATCCTGGTAAATCACGCGTAGATATTCTTGAAAATTTACAAAAGAATTTTGATTTTCCTCTTACTAGATTAAAAACAGATAATGTAAGGAATGTAACTAAACGTTCCGCATCACATAAAGGCGCTGATATCCTAGCGAAAATTTTTACTCCAAATCAACTTAAAAAAATTGACAGCGAGGGATTTTCTTCCGCTAAGAAACTGCAGTGGGAAAAAGGCGTCCTTGGAAGCGAAGAGCATATAGGTAAATTAAGTACAGCCCAAAAAGATCAAATAAAGAAAGCTTTTGAAAAGGGGTATAGTGATAATCCCGTTATTCAGAATATTATTGATTTTGCAAATGTAGGAGGAGAATCGCAATCCCTTTCTACTTACGCTAGATTGCAAGAAAGATTTGCAAAAGATTTTGGAAAAGGATCTCTAGAAAAACTTAGAAAAAATAAAGATTTATGGGAGGAGTTTAATGAAGCTTTTAGTCTTCGTCGTTTTGAAGCGCAATTAATGAAAAATGGAGTATTAGATGGACTAACACCTGCTAATCAACTTTTAACCAAATATGGTGGCAAGCAAGGATGGGGAAATGTCTTGGATGAAAGAGCAGGACTTACAAATCTTGTTATGAAAAATCCAAAAATAAAAGAATTCTTAGAAAAACAAGGATACTCCACAAACCAAATTATAGGATCAATTGGTCATGACTATCCCCTTAAGCACTTTGCAAGTCTTATCACAGGAAAAGGAAGACCAAACATGTCTCCATTTAGAGCGGCACGTTTAGTAAACAGACCAGAAAACATTCATGCAGAATTAGGTTTTATGAACCAAGCAAAAGCTAGGGGCATTGAACCTTTTCTTTATGAAAAACCTCTGTGGTATGCAGATGATATGGGTATAATGAATAAAGTTATGAGTGATGCTGGGTTAGTATCTAAATTTTATGGTCCTGGAGGAATACGTCAACAACTTGGAACCGGTCAACAAATTGACCCTAAACAATTACTTCAATATTTAAAATATATTCATAAGGATAAACCTTTTGGAAGTGCAAAGTTTCCAAGGACTCTTCCTACAAGAGGAGATATATTAAAATTACTTCAAGGGGATTTAAAATATAATTTTAAATCAGGCGGCGTGGTTGATAGTTTTATGGGCGGCGGAATTGCAAACCTTGGAATTAAGATGTTACAGAAGCTTGCAAAGAAGATGCCAGAAGAAGATTTTTTAAAATTAACAGAAACACTATGGAGTGGTGTTGATCCTAAAAAATCTGGGCGCTACCGTGCGTGGGCCAAGAACCGTTGGTCCCCAGGATACAGGTGGCCTTATGAGAGATCCAGGGTCAGTGGCCGGGATATAGAAAAGTCACACTTCGCGTCGCTATCCCCAGCAGCGAAGGAGGCACTAAAGAAACGTTACCGTGATCGAATTGATAAATACATAAAACGTAAACGAGAGGAAGAATGGTCGTAAATCTTACAAGACGCGCTTTATTAAAAGGCATTGGAGCACTTGCAGGTTCAACAGTACTTCCGAAAGGTGTTACTAAAGCATTAACTGGAGCTGCAACTAAAAGTGTAGACTACGCACCACCATGGATTAATTCAATGGTTAATACACTACAACGTACACCTATACATGGATCTAATTTTGATTTTGCTAAATTAGCAAACGGTGCGCAAGTTGCTAAAATTGGATCTAAGACCAAGAAGATCTATGGTGGAAAAGCAAAGGAGACTTATTTTCGAGTTAAAACAACTGCGGGTAGAGTAGGGGATAATCCAAAACTTGGTGTAGAAGGACAAAAATGGGATGATATTATTTTAACCGAGGAACCAGGACAAACTTCCATAACCTGGAAGAACAAGAATTATGACCACGGTAATGACCAACATATAGTCATAGATCATAAAAACAAGGAAACACGCTTCGTTGATGATAACTGGAGTATGGATGCTGCAGGTGAAGATATCGTAAAAGATGACTGGATTGAATATCCTTTTACTACAAATAAAAAACAACTTGAAAAAGAACTGGGGGTAATGAAGGGTGATGTGGATGATATGATGGTGGATTACCAATCTGTCAATGATATGGATGAACACTATTCAAGCATGTTTCACGAGTATGTTGACTCTTTCTCGCCTTCTGGTAATATGTTCGGATCAGCTGAAAGGGCGCAGTTAAAGCTTCAAAAAGAGCAGTTAAGAAAACTGGAAAACTTAGAGAATGATTTAAAGGTGAGAAAAATGAAGGAAGACCAAATGGCGGAATGGGAAGAACAATTCCGTGGAGGATTTGGAATGCATGGATATAACAAAGGGGGATTTGTGGATTACGGCGAAATGAAAGATGTAGTACCACCACTAGACGGCTACGCAGCTGGGGGTGTTGGAAAACTTGTTATTAAGCAAGCACCAAAAGTTATAGAAAAGCTTCGTGAGTGGGCACCACAGATTACTGGAAAAGTTGGAAAAGAAAAGTTTAAAGCTGTTAAATCCGGCGATACATATTGGACTGTTTTTGATGAAGCAGGATTACCAATAAAAGATTTTAAAACAGAGAAAGCTGCGAGGGATTTTTTACGAAAGGATCCTATAGCAAATATGTACAAAATGGGTAAGTCTACTGATACACCTAGTCAAGTAGATACAGATTCACCAGCAATGTTCTTCCGCTCGCGTGAAGAAATTATACAAGGTCCACCAATCATGACAGGACAGCAATGGATGCAGTTCTTAAAAAAACGTGGCATACGTGACGCGGAAATGATGGACACATCGCTTGGTCCGTGGCTTAGTGCTAATACAACAAATAAAATTTCAAAGAATGATCTGATTAATAAGTTTGACGAGATGGTCCCTGATTTTGATGTACAAGTAACAGGTAGAAATTTTAGAGAGGCATTTGACATATCTAGTTCTTTAAAAAACGTGGATCCAACTGTCTTCTCTCCAGAAGCAGCAAAAATTATTCGTTTCTTACAAGCACAAACAAGTAATATTACTGATGATAAGGCTGGTTTAGCCGCGTTAAAAAATTTAGATAATCTTTTTGAAAATGCTTACGGAATTAAGAATGTAACTAAAGAAGGAATTCCAGCTGATAATGTTTCTGTCCCTTATGAAATAAAACAAGTAATGACAGACGTATTAGCTAAAACAAGACAACGTGGTGTTGGTATGGAGGGCTCAGCTTTTGTTGGTTCTCCTTCACATTCAGGATCACAAGTATTTGGAAGCACGTCTGGTAAAAATTACCGTGAATTTTTATTTGGATGGAAACCAAAAGGTCCACGTAAAAATGAACCTAAATATAGTTATGCTCATTCATTTGGAGGGGCAAAGGGTGAGAATGCTTTTATGCATGCACGTGTAAGTGACCGCGTGGATGAATACGGAAATAAATTATTATTTGTAGAAGAGTTTCAATCAGATATGCACCAACCTATTTCAGCGGCTATTCGTGCAGCGGATAAGGCAGGAAAGAAAGTTGGAAAAGAAGGAAAGTATTTTCCACGTCTAGATGTTGCGGTGGCAAAATCCAATCAATCAAACTTGGAACAAATGGCTAACATACAACGACAAATAGATCGTCTATTAGAAACTAATCCAAAATCACCAAAACTAGCAAAACTTTATGAACAAAAAGATATGATTAGAGGTATTGAAGCAGATAAAGCTTCAAACTTAGGAAAGAACACAAGTGGTATTCCTGAAGGTCCATTTAAAGATTCACAGGATTACATGGAATTCGCAATTAAGTACTTGATGCGAGTGGCAAAAGATGGTAATTACGACGGCGTGGCGTTTTCGACACCGACGATTAAGAATCTGAAGATGAATCCTGGAAGCAGGGATTATCAAGGTAACTTAATTGCGTATGGTCCGATATTAAAAAATGCTATTCGTAAGGCTAAAGCAAAAAGTGGGGCAAATTTAGTTGAAACAAGCATTGCGGGACCAAAACGTGAAACAGGAAGACGGGGCGAAGATCAATCTTACTTTGGTGTTCCAGCGTTGATGTTGAAAGGAAACAAAAAGGCACTGGAGAAAATAAGCAAAGGTCTTCCGGCGTATAAAGAGGGAGGGATAACAAAAACCACTCCACCGGAAAAAGGACCTTTACCGGACGGCATCTTTAAAGATGTTGTGCCAACACTATAGGGGAGATAGATGGCTAAAAATCCAAAGAATAATATTGATAAAGCTTTAGAAGCATTGCAAGGTGCATTGGATATTGAAGGTGTAGGAACCGAAGTTCAATTACCTGAGCAAGTAGTAGATTTTGAATCAGACATAGAATTAACAGAAACACCTGATGGTGGTGCAGAGGTTAACTTTGACCCTAATGCACCAATTGATCAGTCACAAATTCCATTTGATGCAAACCTAGCGGAATACATCGATGAAACCCAATCTCGCAAGTTCTCTAATGATCTTGTGGGAGCATTCGAAGCGGATAAAGAGTCTAGAAAAGACTGGGAAGACACCTATGTCAAAGGACTTGATATGTTAGGTTTTAAATATGAAGACCGAACACAACCGTTCGAAGGTGCATCAGGGGTCGTACATCCTTTATTAGCTGAATCTGTTACACAGTTTCAAGCCCAAGCTTATAAGGAACTTCTCCCCCCAAGCGGCCCCGTACGCACCCAAATAGTAGGCGCGATTACACCAGAAGTACAGGATCAAGCTGAACGTGTAAAAGATTATATGAATTATCAGATCACAACAGTGATGAAAGAATATGACCCTGAAATGGATCAATTATTATTTTATCTTCCACTTTCCGGTTCAGCATTTAAAAAAGTTTATTTCTGTCCAATCATGAAACGTGCTGTAGCGAAGTTTGTTACAAGTGAAGATTTAGTTGTTAATTATATGGCAACAGATTTAGAGACAGCTGATCGTATTACACATGTTGTTAAAATGACACATAATGATGTAAGAAAATTACAAGTAAGTGGATTTTATAAAGATGTTGAATTACCAAGTGGTACTGTCAATACATCTGAAGTAATTGAAAAAGTTAATGAACTTGAAGGTGTAGAAAAAGAATACGCCAACGATGATGACGAACATGAAATTTTAGAAATGCATGTTAATGCGGATGTTCCAGGATTTGAAGATCCAAATGGAATTAAGCTTCCATACATTGTTACTATTGATAAATATTCATCTACTATTTTATCAATAAGAAGAAATTGGAATCAACAAGATCCAAACATGAAAAAGATTACATACTTTGTACACTTTAAATTCCTCCCAGGCCTAGGCTTTTATGGTTTTGGTCTAATACATATGCTAGGTGGGTTGTCAAGAACTGCAACAAGTGTTTTGCGGCAGTTAATTGATGCAGGTACTCTTGCCAATCTTCCAGCAGGATTTAAAGCGCGTGGAATGCGTATACGTGATCATGATGAACCATTACAGCCAGGTGAATTTAGAGACGTGGATGTAACGGGTAATTCAATTCGTGAATCATTACTACCACTTCCATTTAAAGAACCATCACAAACGTTATTTGCATTATTAGGTTTCGCTGTTGATGCAGGGAAATCTTTTGCAGCTATTGCTGATATGAAAATGGGTGAAGGAAATGAACAAAACCCAGTTGGAACTACACTTGCTTTATTAGAGCGTGGAACCAAAGTTATGAGCGCAATACATAAAAGATTACACTACGGTCAACGTGAAGAGTTTTCAATGCTTGCACGTGTTTTCCAATTATATTTACCACCAGAATATCCATACCAAGTGGTTGGTGGAAATCGTATGATAAAACAACAAGACTTTGATGATCGTGTTGATATACTACCTATTTCTGATCCCAATATATTTTCAATGGCACAGCGAATTACATTGGCTCAACAACAATTGCAATTAGCATCTTCTAATCCTCAAATGCATAATTTACGTGAAGCGTATAGAAGAATGTATGCAGCAATGGGTGTTGATAATGTTGATGCAATTTTAAAACCAGATCCAGATTTACCGGCTCCAACAGGACCGGCTACAGAAAATGGGCAGGCAATGAAAGGTCAAGCACCTAAAGCATTTCCAATGCAGGATCATCAAGCGCATATAAGTGCACACTCAGAATTTATGTTTACAAGAATGGTTCAAATTAACCCTCAGTTATTTTCTTTATTACAAGCACATATATCAGAACATATTGCATTAATGGCTGGTGAACAAATGAATCAAAAATATCAACAACAAGTTCAACAGCTACAACAAGCAATGCAGCAAGCACAACAACAAGGTAACCAACAAGCAATGCAACAATTACAGCAGCAAAATGATCAATTGACAAATCAAATTGCTTCTGAGCAAGCACAAATTGAAGCGCAGTTAACAGGACAATTAGCTAAAGATGAAGAAGCACGTATGAGTCAAGAGCCTAAAGATCCATTGGTTAAATTAAAGCAACAAGAAATTGACTTGAAAGCAATGGAAACTCAGGCTAGACTAGCAAAAGATATTGCGATGGATTCAGAAAAAATGGATCTAGATCGTGATAAATTGGAGGCCGATACAAGTATTGAATTAATGAAAGTTGCAGCAGATGCAGATAAACAAAGCAATGCTGATGCAACAGCCATTCTAAAAGAAAATATGATTTCAGCGCGTGAAGCAATGAAAGATCAAACAGCCGAGAGGATAGCAAAAAATAATGCCAAACAAAATGGAAAAAAAGCTAACTAAAATAAGTGATGCTATGCAGAAGATTGAGGAAGTAGCACGCCAAGAGATTAAAACATCAGAAGATTATATGCTGGTGTGTTCATCTTTAATGGCGGTTACACGTAATATGTATTTAGAAGGATTAGGGCCTATGGATACAGTACAAATGTTTGAGGCAGTTGCTGATAGTATTATTGCAACAGAGGAAATGTTGAAACAGTTTAAAGATTACCCTGCACCAACAATTCACTAATGCCTTTTCGTTCGGAAAAGCAAAGGAATTGGATGTGGGCGAATAAACCAGCAATGGCACGGAAGTGGACAAATGAACATGGAAGTACAATTGCAAAAAACAAAGGAGGAAAAATGCCAAAAGTAGGTGATCAAAAATTTCCATATACTTCTGTTGGTGTTCATCAAGCTCAGTCACATGCAAAAAAAACTGGGCAGAAAGTGAATATGACTGGTTATAAGAAGGGTGGAAAAACAAAGAAAATGAAATCTGGAGGAGCAGTTGATGACTACAGTTTTCATAAAGAAGCTTGGGTAAATTCAGATGGATACCCAAGTGGGGGAATCCCCATTAAACATAATGAATAGGAGGTACAAATGAATTTATTGAAAGACATTTGGGCACATCTAAAAGAATGGAATGAGTGGAAGATGAAGGATTGGATAAAAGCCGGAATCGTAGCTATTATAGTTCTTATAGTGCTTAAAGCAGTAATTTTACCAGGTGCATAATGGTTCAATATAAACCATCAGCACAAGAGATACTGGATCGTAAGTCGTACGGCCATGGCAGCCGTGCGCGCTTCGATCCACAATGGGCTATGTCACGTCCTACGAATTGGTATACCCAGAGTTATGATACTGGAAAAAGTAAAATAAGAAATATTGATTTAATAAAAGATACATTAGTCAGACAACCTGCAGTTACAACAGATCAAAATGAATCACGTAACATGTATCAAATGCTAATGAACCAAATCAAAGGCGGTGGTGGAGCACAGCTTCTTGATACAAGTGGAATACCAGCTGGAGCAAGAAGAATTGGAAGAACATTATTTACAAACCCAGCAAAGTCACAAGGATTTTTTGGTGATGTTGGATCTTTATTTACAGGAAAAAATAAAGCAGCGGTAAGGGCTCCTGTGCATAATGTTTTTGGCAATTTTGGTCAGAAAGGAAAAGATTGGTATAAGAAAGAATTTCCACTAACATCCGCGTTATCTGGGATTATGAGTGCGGCAGAAAATTTTATTCCTCCTGCTAGTTGGTTAAACAAATTATTACCTAAACGTAAAAAAGAAATTATTCCACGTAATCCTATGTTTTCACCAGCAAATAATCCTTGGGGACCAGCGTGGGAATTACTTGAAGATGAAATAGCAGATGACAATTTTAATATATTTGACATATATCTACAAAATTCTCAAATACCCCCGCAGTTTAATATACAAAAATTAAGAGATGAAGGTAGAGAAGGAAAATTTAATTTAGAAGATAATATACCAACTGACGTTGAAGAAGTACTTGATGTAGAGATAAAACCAAAACAAAAACCACCTTTTCCTGAAGATAACACTTTTGATGCAGAACTTGACGGCGATGCATTAGTAGAAGAATTATTTAATAATCAATATTCCTTTATAAATGAAAATCCAGATTTAACACCTTATGAATGGATAATGACAATGGTGGATGAAACAGGATCAACCATGGATGAAGTAATTCAAAATGGAATCCTTAATGGGATTATAATAGAAAACTAATGTATCGTTATCCAGGAAATCATGTCGATAGTGGCATAGTAACTGTTCCACGTAAATTAAAAACACGTCCTGGAGCACCAGAAACGAATTTAGCTTACATAACACCAGACGAAGAAAAAATACTTCAACAATACAAACCAGGCACACCGCATAGAGGTCCTGAAGAAATACCTAACTATGATACATGGTCATGGGATAGTTCTGGTACACAAACAGGTGGAAGCACTGCTGATTCTGGATCAGGAAGTGGAGGAAGTGGAACAGGTTCTTATTCTTGGGAAACTTCATCAAATCCTTGGGGTAATGATTATAAGGAACCTTATACGCCTCCAGAAGAAGTATATGGTACGGATCCATTACCAGAAGATATTCCATGGTCTTCAGATGATAAAATAGCTGACTATAGTTTTAGTACTCCTGATGTAAGATCTAGTGTTTTAGATAGACAAGCTTTTAGAGAAAGAACTGGTTCTACCGTTGAAACAAAGGCTGAAAAACTTGCATACTTAATGTATGAGATTACTAATAATCCAAATTATATTAATCAACCAATATTTGTTCCAGACAATGCCGATTGGCATCAAATAGAAGGATTAATTCAACAAGCCAAAGATGCTAACGACCCAAAAATACTTTTTCAAGGATTAAAAAATTTTAAAGATATAACTCATGGAAATCCTAACTTATCATATTTTGATAAAGTTTCAGGTACAGATTGGGATGGTTGGTGGAAAAGACCAACTACTACCGGAGGCGGTGGTGGAGGTGGCGGTGGTGGCCGTGGTTGGAGTGGCTCATGGGGAGGACAAGGTGGATTTGGCACTGGAAGAGGTGGCATGTATTCACGAAGATGGAATCCTCACATGAAAAATGTAAATAATTATAATTCACCAATAGCAGCATTATTTGCAGAAAGACG